GATTCGTCTTGACTGGGAAGTTTCTACAGAATCACTAGAAGACAATATTGAAGGCGGTGCTCTTGAAGATCACCTAGTTCGTCTTATGACAAACGCTTTCGCTAATGATATTGAAGATCTAGCAATCAACGGTGATGGCGCAACTGGCGATTTCCTTTCAATCATGGACGGATTCGTTAATCGTGTACAAACTGAAGACTCTCACGAAGCAGTCACAGTTATCAGCGACAACAACTGGACAACCGCTGCTATGCAAGATATCATCTTGGCTTTGCCACGTAAGTATCGTGCACTAAAGGCTGGTCTAAAGTTCTATGCTGGTACAGATGTTTTCCAAAGCATCGTTAAGAACAACGGTACACTTGCTGATGCAATCGCAGAAGCATTTTCACCAATCGCTGCTGGTACACCAGCAAACCGTCAATCATACCTAGATGGCGGAGCACAGACATTCGGTGGTGCTCGCACTACTCGTGTTCTAGGCATTGATGTTATGGAAGTTCCTTACTACCCTGCAGGATATGTCGATTTGACATTCCCACAGAACCGTGTATGGGGATTCCAACGTGACATCACTGTTAACCGTGAATACAAGCCAAAGAAGGACACAATTGAATACACAGTATTCGTCCGCTTTGGTATTCAATGGGAAGAACTAGATGCAGTTGCATACCATGACATTTCAGATTCATAATCTGTAGTCAACCTAGAGGGGGAGTAGAGTCACATCTGCTCCCCCTTCTTCATATTCTGGTATAATTTAGTCAGGAGGGAATGCCTTGAACATTGATAATTTGTTAGAAAAAACAGTTTTTGAATTAAAATCGTATGCTAAAACTAACGGTATTCCTTTGGGGGACGCAAAAAAGAAAGTTGACATATTGTCAACAATTGAAGCATTTACTCCATCTAGTGTTATAACAGAAAACATTAAAGAAGAATACGATAAAGTAGCCCTATACTCAAAAAGAAATATACATTGGTCTGAAATTGGAAACCTCAAGATTGGATACAATATTGTGTCTAAAGATCAAGCAAAAGTTATGTCTACCCATAAGGCTGTGCGTGTTGCATCTCCTGAAGAGGTAGCAAGTTACTATGGTAAATAATGCAACTATTACGTAAAGCTCCATATCCACTATCTATAACCTATACCGTTCCAGATAGCCTTACAGACTACATTCTAGTCATTAGAGATATGTCTGAGCAGACAGAGCTTGAAGAATCTATCACATCTACATCTGGGTCTTTAGTTACTTATTCCCTTACTGGAGATTTTACAAAGTATGATAAATCCTATGCCCTTACAATTTATGAAGACCTAACCGATTCTGGAGCTGAGATAGTTTATGGAGATGTTGTTGTAGAGGATAATTTAGATATTCAAAGACCATACGTTGACCCAGAAACACTTGGAACCACAGCTACAGAAATTGCTCAGTATAAAGAATATGAAAATTTAGCCAGACTTATTATCGACTCAGTAACTGGTGGATTTTATTATAATAGAACATACCTAGAGGTTGTTGGTCAGGGTACTGACTATATGCCACTTTGGAAAAAAACAGAAAAACTTTTAAAGGTGTACGAGAATACGGTATTAGTATATGACTTATCAGAATCACCAGCAGCTCTTGGATCATTTAATTATGTAATTACAAAAGACAGAACATCAATTACAAAAGATCCAGTACTAGACGAAGGTGAAATAAATCGTGCAGAAAGAAAACCTGCGAGAATTCCATTAGCACCATCAGACTCATACAATGTTTTTGATACAGAAGATAGTGGTTTAGTTCAAACCATTTCTGCTGGAGTTGGTTTTGCCGAGGGTACTGATTATATATTCCAACTAGAAACAGGATACAAAGTAGTACCATACGATATCCAAGATGCAACAAAGATTCTTATTGAAGATATTAAGTGTGGAAAGCTAGACTATTACAAGAGGTTTGTCAAGAGATACGAAACAGATCAGTTCCAGATTGAGTATGATAAGCGACTAATGGATGGTACTGGAAACCTATTAGTTGATAAGATTTTAGATAAATACAAAACCTCAATAACTCGTCCTGGGATTTTATAATGTTAGTATGTGAAGAAAATGACTTCATGTACCCTATGAGAGCTGATATTTATTATCCAATCATAACTCAAAACGACTATGGTCAAGCAAACAAAGAGTGGGTATTTGATAGAACAATTGTATGTAACGCAACCTCTGTTGGAGGAAACGGTACTGAAGATATCAGACCAGAAGTATTCCTTCAGTATGAAAATAAGCTTATTGCTCGAAGCAAGTCTGACATAAGAACATCATCTACAAATACTCTAAATGCTGCAACCAATATATTGATTACTAATATTAGAGATATTCATGATAATCTTATTTATACCGAAAGTGCTGGGCCAAGAGCAGGTCGTGGAACTATTTATGAACTAGGAACCTTTGATCCATTTAGTGGACCATTTGGAGATGTTGAATTCTTTAAGATGCTGTGGCGTAGGACTGAAAACCAAAGCGTTGGTGACTAATGAAAATTTCTACAAACACTAAAAGCTTTACAAAACAGATGAACAATATAGTTAATTATTCTTTTGGATTTTTAGACGGAGTTCAAAAAGGGAAAAGCGTATTCTTAAACAACTTAGGTCACGGGGTATTAACAGCGTTATATGATTACATTGACGCTAGTGCTAGATCTAATCCAAGAGCAATGCACCATATTTATGAGTGGATGCAAACTGGTAGCCCAGAGGCAAGATTATATGACTTGAACTATACAGTAAGTAACTTAGGCCTCAGCTTTAAGTCTAAGTTTACACAATCACAATCATTTTCAAGAAACTCTAACACCCCCTTTTATGATAAAGCAAGAATAATGGAGCAGGGAATTCCAGTTAAAATTGCTCCAGTTAGATCTGATGTTCTTGTGTTTGAGGCAAATGGAGAAACAGTATTTACTAGAAAAGAAGTAACAGTTGAGAACCCAGGTGGTACTGAAGTTGTTGGATCATTTGAAAGAGCTGTTGATGAATTTATGTTAGGGTATTTTAAACAATCATTTATAAGAGCTTCAGGATTGTATGATTATATAAGTAAGCCAGTTCTTTATAAAGCAAACTTTGCTGCTGGGTCTAGAATGGGAAGAGCAAAAGGCGTAGACACTGGATTTAAGTGGATTGCTAATGCAAGGGTTGGGGTATAATAAAGACATGGCTACAATATCTCAAACAGGATTTCCACCACAGTATATCAATAAGTATATACAGGCACAGCTGGAAGAGTTTGGTATTTTAACGGGGGCAGAACAATTTGACCCCATAGTTCCAGTAACCCCTACAAACATAGAAGAGCTATACGGAAACTATGTGGGTGCTCCTGGTCAGGTTGCCCCAGTTCTAATTGTTTATGACAGATTAGCTCGGTACAGACCAAAATCATTTTACAGACACAAAAGAGAACAGCTCATTTATACCATCCATTCAAGCAGCCTAACAACTGCAAATGATGTGGTTAGAGTAATCTCAGAAGCCCTTGACCGTGAGGATGCTTCAGCCCAAGATGTAAATAAATGGATAAAAGATAATCTACCAGATGACAATAAAAATGTATTTTTTCATAGATTTAAGGCTTTCCAGATTGATGAAACAAGAGACTTGCTAGAGCTATCGTCAGCAAGACTTTCGGCAGTAAACAAGATAGTTATTGAGTATGACTACCACACCACTGGTGCGTTTTACACTTAAAAATGCTGTTATAATTATCATGAGGAAACAAACGCCAAACAATTTAATATCTATTCTTCTAGAATAAGAAAGAGGTAACCATGTCATATAGTCGTGGAAGTTCAACAAATATCATCGTTGGAGCAGCAGCCCTATTCGTTGCAGATACAACTTTGACCCCATCAACACTAGAATCATTTAGCACCGAAGTATCATTCAGAGAGACTCTCTCAAATGATGCAGCTTATACTAATGTTGGTTATACAATGAACGGTCTTGAAATGCAGTTTCAACCTGACTTCGGTGAAGTTCAAGTTGACCAGATTCTTGACGTTGCTAAGCTTTACAAGCAAGGAATGCAAGTTAACCTTGCAACAGCCTTTGCTGAAGCTACACTTGAAAACTTGTTACTAGCACTTGCTTTTAACGATGACCAACTAACTGGAAATAAAGCAACTCACTCAGGACGGGTATTAAACCTTTCTGCAGGTGAACTTGGCGAATGTCCAGTAGAGCGTGGAATTGTTGCTGTCGGACCAGGAACAGGTGATTGTGCCACATCTGCAGATGTAGAGCGTGTTTACACAGCATACCGTGCCTTGTCAATCGAGAACGTAACAGTTTCTGCAAAGCGTGACGAAGCTTCAATGTTTGAAGTTTCATTCCGTCTACTTCCAGAGGATGCATCTGGCTCATATGGTAAGATCGTTGATCGTACCTTCGGAGACACATTGTCTTAATTCTTAAGCAAGCAGCATGGCCCATCTCTTCGGAGGTGGGCTTTTCTGTTTTATGGTAGAATAGAAGTTCAATGGCAACTAAAGTATATACAACAGACAATGTTTATTTGTTTAATGGAACAGAGCTAGAAATATCTCCACTTAAGATCAAGTATCTTAGAGAGTTTATGGTGGCATTTGATGATATCAAAAATGCTAAAAATGATGACGAAGCCATAGGAACTCTTGTGGAATGCGTCAGGGTATGTATGAAACAGTACTATCCTGATATATCTAAAACAGTAGAAGATGTAGAAGATAATGTTGATATGCCAACTATATATAAAATATTAGATATTTCTGCTGGTATTAAGATAAATAAAAAATCAGAAGAACCTGTAAAGAATCAAGCAGAAAAAAGTGGAGAAACCTGGGAAACGCTAGACTTAGCTAAACTAGAGTCTGAAGTATTTTTGCTGGGTATATGGAAAGATTATGACGAATTAGAAAGATCTCTATCTATGTCAGAACTAATGATTACTTTAGAAGCAGTAAGAGATCTAGATTATTCAGAAAAGAAATTTCTTGCTGCTATGCAAGGTGTTGACCTTGACGCAGAAAGCGGAAAAGACAGAGGACAAAAAGAGTGGGAAGACATGAAAGCAAGAGTCTTTAGTGGTGGACAAACTGGAGACTCTAATGATGTTTTATCACTTCAAGGAGTAAACGCACAAAAAGCTGGTTTCGGAATTGGTATGGGATTAGATTACGAAAACCTAACCTGAGCAGCGTTTTATGCTATAATTGACTAAGCCTATATAGGAGGAATAAAAAATGGCAAATACACAAGAGGGTACAGAACTAACTCTGATTGATGGTACAAAGATTAAGGTACGTCCACTTAAGATTTCTTTGCTCCGTCCGTTTATGAGTAAGTTTGAACAGGTGGCAGCTGTAGCAGACAACAATGAGAAGTCAATGAACATTCTTGTTGAATGTGTGCAAATTGCTATGAAGCAATACAAGCCAGAACTAGCAGATGACATTGCTGCATTAGAAGAAGTTCTAGATTTACCAACTGTATATAACATTATTGAAGCAGCTTCTGGAGTTAAACTTTCAGATGCAAACGCTTTGCTTAATACAGTACTTGCAAATAACTAAATAAAAGAGGTGTAACTGATGGCTGATGTAAATGCTAATATTGGCATACACATTGATTCATCAGCAGCATTAGCCGAACTAAAAACACTTCAACGTCAACTAGCAACATTTCATGCATCTATAGCAAAAAATAGTGCAGCAAGTGCTGCAGCACAAAAAGGTTTACAAACAAACCTTCTTAATTCTATAAATGCAACTGGTAAATTCCATGCACAAATGGGATTAGTCAGAACATCTACGGAGTCATTTACTCACGCACTGGAGAACAACAAGCTCTCTATGCGTGAGTATTTCCGTTATGCAGGCGCTTCTACAAAATCATTTGGCAAATTATTTAGATCAGAGTTTGACACAATTGGCAAGGTAGCAGAAGAACGTGTAAGAAAGATGCAGACCCAATATATCAAGATGGGTCGTGATGCAAGCGGTGCAATGAAGGCAATGTCTGTTACCCCTGCAACACTAAATATGAATGACTATGGAAATAAGGCAGCTGTAGCAGCACAAAAACAAGCTTTATTTAATCAGTTAGTTAAGCAAGGATCAACATCACTTCTTAACTTTGGTAAGAATACACAATGGGCTGGTCGTCAGCTTATGGTTGGTTTTAGTGTTCCATTAATGTACATTGGCAGTATTGCCTCTAAAACATTTATGGAAATGGAAGAACAAGCAATTAGATTTAAGCGTGTATATGGAGACATATTTACAAGTGCTGAAGAAACAGACAAGGCTATTAAAGGTATAGAATTACTTGCAAAAAGTTTTACTAAGTATGGCGTGGCTGTTACAGATACAATGAAGATGGCTGCTGATGCAGCAGCAATGGGTAAAACTGGAGCAGAACTTACTGCTCAAGTATCTGAAGCTACCAGACTTGCTGTACTTGGCGGTGTAGAACAACAACAATCATTAGAAACAACTATCTCATTAACTAATGCATTTGGAATATCTGCTGATCAACTTGCAAGTAAAATAAACTTTTTAAACGCAGTTGAAAACCAAACCGTTGTATCTATTGAAGATTTAACAATTGCAATTCCAAAAGCTGGCCCAGTAATTAAACAGCTTGGTGGAGATGTTGAAGATCTTGCATTCTTCTTAACTGCGATGAAAGAAGGAGGAATTAATGCCTCTGAAGGAGCTAACGCATTAAAGTCTGGACTTGCTTCTTTAATTAATCCAAGCAAAAAAGCAGCAGCCATGCTTATGGATCTTGGCGTAAATATTAATGGAATTGTTGAAGCTAATGCGGGAGATGTTAAAAATACAGTAATTGGATTTGCACAAGCGTTAGATACATTAGATCCACTAAATCGTTCAAGAGCAATTGAACAACTATTTGGTAAGTTTCAGTTTGCACGTTTATCCACACTGTTTCAAAATATTACAAAAGATGGAACACAAGCAAGCAAGGTTTTAGGATTAACGCAAGCATCAGTTGAAGAGCTTGCTATTATGTCAGAACGAGAATTAAAAAGAGTTGAAGATGCAGTTGGAACTAACTTTAAGGCAGCTGTAGAAGATTTAAAAGTTTCAATTATGCCAATTGGAAAAGCTTTCCTTGAAGCTTTAACACCAATAGTAAAGTTTGCAGCAGAAATATTAAAGAAGTTTGATGGCCTTGGCGATGGTACTAAAAAGTTTATAGTTGTCGCAACCACATTAGTAGGCATACTTGGACCAACACTATTAATGACATTTGGTTTAGTTGCTAACGGTGCAGCTAACATTATTAAACTATTTCTTGCTCTTCGTTCAGGGTTCTTAAAGCTTAGTGGAAATACAACGGTATTATCTCAAC